TCAGCAGCATTTTTCTTCGATTCAAATAAATTATGGTCAATATGTGATAAGGGTGCTGATGAAGCAACTGTCACTGCAGTTACTAAGCGAGTTAACGGTGGTACAATTGGTTTACCTGATCGTATCAAACACTTCAATGAGTACTATAGTTTACTAAAATAAAAGAAACAGAAAAGAGATGATGGAAATTTTAATCCCAGTTGTAATAGCTCTTATTACATCAGTGTTAGGACCTGTGTTGTTGGAATGGGTTAAATCAAAAACTGATAAAAAGAAATCAGACCCACTACCTGATGCTATTAAGTATAATGAACAAATTGAACATCAATTAGATATTATGCTTGATGAGTTGGAATGTGATCAAATATTTATAGCTCAATTCCATAACGGTGGTCATTTCTATCCAACTGGCAAATCAATACAGAAGTTTTCTATATTCTATGAGGTACTTCACCCAAGTATTGAATCAGTTAAAAATATTTATCAAAATATACCTGTATCATTATTTAATAAACCATTATCTGAATTATATGAAAATGGAGAAGTGATAATTGAAGATGCTGAGACAACTAACTCATATTTACTTAACACAACAACCGGTGGTAAATGTAAATCAATCTACTTATTATCATTAACTGATTTAGATGGACGCATCATAGGTGTTATGGGTATTCATTACATTGAGAAAAAACATAAAATAGTTAAAGACGAATGGATATTCATCCGCCAAAAAGTAGGCGCGATTGGAAACATAATGAGCAATTATCTACACAGTAAAAAATAAAACACATGACACAAATTTTTTTAGAAGCAGCAGCTACCAATTTTGGAATATTTGAACAATTAGCTAATTACGGAGCATTAGGTTTAGTAGTGTTAGCTTTAGGAGCTGTTGGATGGTATATGTTTAAACGTAACATGGCTGAAAAAGATGCTATGCAAGCTAAAATTAATGAATTAGAAAAAGAATTACGAGATAGAAAATGAGCCAGTTAACTATATTTTTACAAGCTGTTCCATCATTTGGAATATTTGAAACCTTAACCCAATATGGAGCATTAGGTGTAATAGTGCTTGGATTAGGAGCTGTACTTTGGTTTATGCTTAAACGTCAATTAAAGTCTGAAGATGATTTAAAGAGTAAGGTTGAAGATTTACAAAAAGAGTTAAATGACTATATCAAAACAGATACAAGTAAAATTCAAACATCTTTGGATAATAACACCCAAGCATTAAGAGATCTAAGAGAAATTATTTTATTAAGTAAAAAATGAAAAAGAAATTAGTTTTATATAGTGTTTTATCATTAGTTTTTATTTTAATTATAACTGATGTATTTGTAGCTGGGGATGGTCATGTTGAAGTTGTAAAAGAAAATGTTTCATTAATAGAAGAAAATCAAACATTAACTGAACAAAATCAAACACTAACTGAGCAAAATCAATTCTTAACTCAAGAAAATAACCAATTGAATGAGAAGGTTAGTGATTTAGAAAACACAACTAAGAAAAATGAAAAAACTACTTCTAATATTAATAATGTTGAGTCATTTGAGTTTGTTATCCCAATCCAAGATGACTTACCCCTACCTAACAATTAATACTGATGGGGTGAGAGTGGTTATTATGACAGCTGAGCAAGCTGAATTAATCAATAAAAAATATAAAGAATTACAATTAGAATACTCTAACTTAGGATTAGAACATCTTATGTTAAAACAAATAAATGAACAACAAGGTGATACAATTGTGAACCAGTTGATTCTAATTCGAGAACAACGTAAAAAATTGCAACCAATCTTGGATAAAAAGTAACAAAATGTTTGGCCTTCGGGCCATTCTTTGTTATATTTAGTCTATGAAATTAAACACATTATATAAAAGAGCAGTAAACGGTAAAATCAATGAATGGACCGTTGAAGTAGAAAACAATTGCTTCAGAACAATATCAGGTTACAATGATGGAGTTAAAACAACTTCTGAATGGACGTGTTGTGCTGGTAAGAACATTGGTAAGAAAAATGAAACAACACCTGAACAACAAGCATTAGCTGAGGCTCAGGCGATGTGGACTAAAAAATTAGAGTTAGGTAGTTATGAATCAATAGATGATATTGATACACCTAAATTCTTTAATCCAATGTTAGCTCATAAATTTGAAGACCATAAAAACAAAATCACATACCCAGTATTTAGTCAACCTAAATTAGATGGCATTAGATGTATTGTTAGAGCAGATGGTATGTGGAGTCGAAATGGAAAGAAAATAGTTTCAGCACCTCATATTTATGAAGCAATGAAACCGTTATTTGAAGCTAATCCTGATTTAATATTTGATGGTGAGTTGTATGCTGATAAGTTTGCAAATGACTTTAATGCTATTTGTTCATTAGTTAAAAAAACTAAACCAACAAGTGCTGATTTAGAAAAAAGTAAAGAATCAATTCAATACCACATTTATGATTTACCTAGTTGTAGTGGTACATTTACTCAACGTAATAAAGCATTAATTGATATTGGTGTACCAAGAGGATGTGTTATAGTTACAACTGATAAAGTTAATAATGAGAATGAGTTGCTGAGATGTTATGGTGCGTATGTGAATTGGGGTTATGAAGGTCAAATGATTCGTTTAGATAAAGAATATGAATCAAAACGTTCTAAATCATTACTTAAACATAAATCGTTTGTAGATGAAGAATATACTATCTTAGATGTAGTTGAAGGTGAAGGTAATAAGACAGGAATGGTAGGTTCATTTGTATTTGAGAGTAAGACAGGTCATATATTCAATTCATCACCTAAGTACAGTTGGGATGAATGTAAAGAGCTTTGGAAACAAAGACAAGAATTGATTGGCAAGTCAGCTACAGTTAAGTATTTTAATCTAACACCAGATGGTGTTCCAAGATTTCCATATGTGATTAATATTGATAGAGAAAGTTACGAATGAAAAAATGCTTTGACTGTAAACGAACATATCCATTATTTATGTTCACTACCAACCCTAGACCATACCAACGACCTCAACATCAGGGTAAGAATTTAGTATGTAGACATTGTACTTACAAACGTTGGAATAAGGATATGTTTGCTTGGGTTGTGAATGTGAATGGTAAATTTGAGAAAATAGAGTTTAAATCAAAATGGGAAATTATTAAAAGATTATTTTTATGATAGCATCAGCAATTATTTCATTTACATTAGCAGCTATTATAGCAGTGTTAATGGTTTTAGGATTAGATTATATGGAAAAAAATCACCCTGATTATAAAGGGAAGGATTTATTTGATGAGGAATAAATTGGCATTTTAAATAAAGGTTATTATATTAAGGTTATGAGTAAATTAAGCACATTAAAAGAACAAAACCCCAACATGAATATAGGGGTAATAGATGCACTCAGCATTCTATTTGAGAAAACTAAGTATGTTGAGTTAACACTCAATCTACATAAACAAAATTTTCATAAACGGATTCATAAAGACCACATTAAAAATAGTTACACTACTACTTTAGTGGATATGGGTTTTAAAGAAGAATTTGTTAAACAATTACCATTACCTACTTTAGTAGCGGTCACTGACGCATTAGATAATGTTAATGATAATACTCTTATGGAGGTGAATAGATTTATTGAATTAAATGAAAGAAATTTAATTGATAATAAAGACATCACATCATATAAATCATTAGATGAGGTAATGGCTGCAATTTCAATTGCTGAGTTGAAGTTAATTAATAAGGATTTAGAGAAATTTGTTTTAAAAGTTCATGAAGATGATGAGTGGTTAGTTGTTAAACCATTAACATATGAATCGTCTTGTAAGTATGGAGCAGGAACTAAATGGTGTACCGCCTCAACAAATGAAGAATACCAATACCACAATTATACTAGACGAGGTATTTTGATTTACACTATGAGTAAGAAAACAGGTGCTAAAGTAGCTACATTCAAAAACTTAGATGAAGATCATAGTCGTGAGACATCATTTTGGAATGAAGTAGATGATAGAATTGACTCAATAGAATCTAACTTACCATCTCATATCTTAGATGTTATAGTTAATGATTTAAGAAATTGTAAGAAAACAAATTATGATTTATGTACTGATGATATTAAAGAAATTAATAATGATCGATTTAAAGGAAGATCAAATTTAAGTTATAGTCTTAGAGAATTAGCTGATAGATATAACATCACAATTAACCCAGAAACAGGAGAAGAGATAAGTGATGGAGTTGGATTGAATTTCTTTGGCAACAGCATTATACCAGGGAGTGAAACAATAGGATATGAATTAAGAGATAATGGTGAATATACAACAACATTAAATGGATAAGAATAGTTTATTAAAAGAAATTGAAAAAGAATTGTGTGGAGTCATATATAGTGGACACACATTAAAACCTCATCATATAATTGAAATTATAAGTAAATATAAAGACGAGGAAGAAATAGATGAATGGTCATGGGAAGAAATTGAACGCGCCGACCAATTCAAAACATGGAACGAAGCACCATATGGTGATGACGATGATGAAGATTAAGTTTGGCTTCTAGATCATTTCTTGTTATATTTAGTCATTATGAAAATAGAGTTAAAACAACATCAACGTTTATGGTTCACAAGTGATACTCACTATAACCACACCAACATATGTAGAGCAACTACACGTTGGACAAATGCTGACTCTGTTACTCGTGATTTTAGTTCATTAGAAAAAATGAATGAAACATTAGTATCTAACATTAACAAGTATGTTCAACAAGATGATATCTTAATTCACTTAGGTGATTGGTCATTTGGTGGATTTGAGAGTATTAAAGAATTTAGAGATAGAATTGTATGTCAAAATGTACATTTAGTACTTGGTAACCATGATCACCATATTGAACGAAACAGAGACGACATACAACTACTATTCAGTTCAGTAAACCATTACTTAGATCTAAATGTTAGTTGGTGGATTGCTGGTAAGAAAAAGGAACACGCTCGTTTCATTTGTATGCACTATCCAATCGCAAGTTGGAATGGAATGAATGATGGAGCAATTCACTTACACGGACACGTTCACTTACCTAAACATTTAAGAATGGCAGCAGGTAAAGCAATGGATGTAGGAGTAGATGGAAATGATTTGGAGCCAATTGAAATGGATGATATATTAATTAAAATGGTATCTAGACCAATTGCTAAACTAACATTACCAAAAGATCATCACGAAAAAAGATTAATATGACACAAACAAGAACATACATTAGAGTAACATACGTAGCATTAACTCAATGGGGAAAGCCAATAGCAACTGCTCATACAGAAGAGGATCTTAAAGCAGGTATAGATGAATACTATGGAATAGGAACAGACAACAAAGCTAAATGTATTGAATGGGTACCATTTGATAGTAAGTACCCAGATGAACTTGAAGGACATTATGTCTATGAAGTAGATGATTTCAATGGTGGATTAGAGTTTGAGCAGGTAAAGGTTTATTGTGTAGATTTTTACCCACACACCAAATATGAAAAGCAAATTCAAAAAGAAGCACTCATTGAATTAACAAATATAAATTATGAAAACACCGATACAACAACTTAAAGAGAACTATTACAAAATGAGTGAAAGCGAATTTCACTATTGGATGTCTCAAAACATAGAAACGTTATTAAAAGAAGAACGTGACATAATAGTAGGAGCATATAACAGAGATGTTATAAACAAAAAACAAAACTGGGCTATAGCGGATGGAGAAAGATATTATAATCTACATTATAAGGGAGATCATAAGGAGGAATATAACCCAGGAGAACCAGATCAAAACTACACATTCGAAGACGGAGTATGAGTAAAGAAGAAACAATAGAAAGTTATGGATGAAGTATATTACCAAATAAAAAGTGAGTGTAAATTACCAGTGACAAGATTAACTTACACCTATAAAGATTTTGAAGGTGTACTCCACCCAGGCGAAAACATATTTGTTGACCTTAAAGAGGATGAAATCAACATTAAAATGATGGAAGATGTGAAAAGTAAATATGGTGATTTTTTTATGTTTTTCAACAATAGTGATGAGGGTAAGTTATTTTGGAAAAACAATCCAATAACAATAACAACGAAACAATAGGGGGAACAAGTACGGGAGAACAAGTAGGGGAAACAAGCATATATGAGTAGGGTGAACGAGAGGGGAAACAAGTAGGGGTATCAAGTAGGAGTATTAAGTAGGGGAACCAAGTGTGACAAACGGAAGAACAAGTGTGACTCACATATCCAAATATAAGTATATATAAGGGTGGTATGTGACAAACGTAGGGAGAACAGGTGGCATGGAATGGGAAGGGTATTAACCCACCTGGCCCGAACAAGCCAAACTTTTTATCGAAAAAGGATATACAAAATATCCCCCACCCCGGGGCAAATAAATGGGGATACTGTGGAAATAAACGCCTACCCCATCGGGGCAATGGCAGTGGCCGCGTAGGGGGAGCAAGTAGGGGTAACCGGTAGGAGGACCCGGTAGGGGGAACCAAAGTAGGTTTGGCTTAGGGGGAAAGGGATGTTATATTTAGTTAAATAAATAAAGCACATGGAAGATTATTTTAGGGAGATCAAGCTAAGGGTAGCAAGCCTGATGATGGATGTAAAAAGATCATGGGAGAACACCTACAAGGATAGGGAACCAGATGATTTTGAAAAAAAGATGCATGAGATTTTCGCTAATGAAAAAGAAGAGGAGATTCAAAGGACCATCCCCTACAGCCAGAAATTAACAATTTGTATAAGCGGGTGCGCTAAAGGGGAGCTGTGCCACTCCGACATTGAGCTCTCGCTCCAGACCCAGTTCAAGGCAGGCGAGGGGATCCAGTATGATAGCGAGGGAGGACAGTTTTGGGTGTATGTTAAGCCGTCGCTAGTGCAGCGGGTGCTGAGGCATATTGACTACAACTTCCCAGGCCAGATAGACCTGAATGTAAGTCCAAATAGTTACGCTAGTAACCCATGGTTCCAGAACTGGAGCCAGGCTGAGAGATACATTACAGTGGAGACAGCTTTCTAAAGACAGTGGTGGGCGCCGTGGCGCCTGCTTTTTTTCTAGTCTGGTTGAGCATCAATAACTACTAGCTTCAGTGATTTTCGCCACCAGGGCAATGTGTCGTCTTCGCGATTGAAATTCTATTATAAATATATAGGGGAGAAACCTTTGTCACCTTTTGTTTGGCTTTGTGTACCATTTTTATTATATTTAACCATAATTAAAAAATATAAAAATATGAAAAACAAAATGGGTAGTTATGAATTGGTTAAAGAAGTAATGATTGATTGTTATGGTGGTGGTTTAGGTGAGTATAATGATGAGGTAATGAATGATTTTTATAATAGTTTTGAAGAAGGAGTTGAAGTAAGTAAAGATAAATTTTATGATTTTTGTAGTAAGTATATAGATGATTGTGGTGAGTTTTATTTTGTTAGATTAAATTGGAAATATATTATTAGTGGTGGAAATAATTATGTATATGATGAGTGTTAAAATAAAAGGGGTTTAACCCCCTCCACCCCCT